CTAGCCTTTTGGGCGCCATAAGTTGGGGTTATCGCAGGGAAAGTAGCCATTAGGCGAGCAAGCCTCCAGGTCGTTTTTGTTTGATGAGTTCTTGTTGGACTGCAATTCCAATGGCTTTGCCGAGCATATTGGCTTGACCAGGATCGCCTCCCACACTAGACCCGCCGGCGTCAACATTCACCACGATATTTGAACCGCCCATGCCCATAACATCATTGGGGTAGATGCTGCCAGCGGAGCGAGGTACAAACATCTCGGGACCGCGTTCGCCGACAAGATAAGGACGTCCTGCGGATACCGGACCACCAGTTGCGCGGAACTGGAAAGGCCCCGCGCCTGAAAAAATGCCACCGCCAGCCACAGCACTTGGAGCACCAGCTCCGAATAGGCTGGGCACATTGCCGCCACCGGCGGGCGGAATACCTGCGAACGAACGGGCAATACCTAATGCAATATATTGAGCAATCATCTGTTTAACTGTTTCCATTAACATATTTGCTATCGACATAAGGAAATCAGCAAATGCCTGTTCGGCCGACTTAGTTCCTTCGGCAACTGCAATGATGCTGTCAAATACACCGTCAACAACAGGTTTAGTGAGGGAAAGGGCTTCGTTGAAACGCTGTTGCGCCACCGTAGCGTTTATTACAGCAGGTTGATATTGCTCGTAAATAGCAATCTGATCACGTAGAGCAGTTGCTTGTTGCTCAAGTTCTAATTTTTTATCTGGAGAAATGCCAGGCGTCTTTACGTTGGCTTCAAGGGCAAATAGTTGTGCGCGTTGTAGACCTAAAGTTGCCTGCTGTTCCAGCAGCATTGTTTGCTGGGTCTGTGCGCTGCCACCAAATAAACCAAAGAAACGCGGATCTGTTTGAGCCCGTAGGCCTGCTATCTGGAGACCAAACTGCGTTGTGCTCTGTAAATTAGCTAGCTCGCGTTGTTGTTTAATTTGAAGCTGGCTTAAATTATATTGAGCTTGTTGTTGTTTTAATGCTTCTTTTCTGTTGTTTATTTCAATAAGTAATTGAGACATCTGGCCTTTATACAATTCATTTATTTCAGTTCGTACAGAAGCCTCGTTTACGCCGATTAATGAAGTATCCCTTTGATATTGCAAAACGCGAGCGCGAGACTGTAGCTCCTCGTTCAGCATGTCCATACGTGCTGAAATACCTGCTGATTCTCCGCGCTGAAGAGTGATTCGTTCGGCAATTAAAGTATTTATTTGCGCGCTTACACCCTCTTTTTGGATTTCAAGTCCGGCAAGATCACGCTGTAGTTGACGCTTTGCCTCAATTATTGCATTTTGTCGCGCAGCTTCGGCTTGTTGTTTTTGTTGCTTGGTTATTTGAACTTCTAGTTCCAGCAGTTTACGCTTCGCAGGATCTTGTTCTTTTAATAAATTAAGTTTTTTCTCTTCAAGATCAACCGACAAACGCTGAATTTGAATTTCACCCTGGCGAGATGCCAAAGCCACACGAGTTAGTGAGAGACGTTCTCGCTCCAGTGCGACTTCATTGGCTGCCAAACCCACGCGTCTAGCCATCACGCTTTCGATTGTGGCTTCAGCTGCTGTACTTCTAGTTGCTGAACTTTGCGGTGAACGCCCTGTACCTGCACTCATGGCTACAGCAACGTTAGATACTGTGCCAAGGCTTCCTCCGCGCGGAAGCCCAGCTTTACTGGCGGCGCTAACTACTGCGGTAATAAAATCAAGAAGCGGTTTAAACTTGGTTCCAAGTAATGCAGCGGCTAGACGTAAATCGCGGAGAGTATTGTCAAACTCTTGAAGATCCTTAGATATAGTTTTTACATCTTTGAAACCCTGTTCACCTAGTCGGCGTTCCAATTCTTCTACGGCAACCGCAGCTGCAACTGCCTCAAGTCCAAGCCCGCGCAAAACATCAATCGTTGTATTTGCTTGTGTACCGGCAATACTTATAAATTTTGTAAGTTCTTGGATGTTTTCGGTGGGTTTCTTAAGGGCGTTTCCTAGTTGAACAACACTGTTAATAGCAAAATCAACGGTTGCCTGACCAACAAACGTACCGACGAGTGAGCCACCGAATCCGGCTTGGCCTCCCATGCGCCCACCGATTCCGCCGCCTAAGGCACCACCAAGAGCAGCGCCAGGCCCTTGGCCAAAGAGCAGTGGGAAAGCACCGCCGATTACGGCATTAGATAAAGCACCGCCTTGGCGTGCTTGCTTTGCAGTTAGTGCAGCATTACGCTCACGTATATTTTGCAATCGAATTTCAAATGAAACTTCTCTGTTCAAAAGTTCGAGAGTTTGACGGCGCCCCGCGTTTTCTTTTTCGCGTGCAGCTTGGTTGGCACGGGCACGATCGGCTGCACTAAAACCTCCACTAAAGCCAGGGCCGCCGGGGCCTAATTCAATGGTACGAGATGACTTAGTTTGCTGAACTTGAAGACGTCTCTGTGCTTCAATTTCTTGTTCAATTAAATTGATACGACGTTTTTGGGCGCCTTCTGCTTGACCTAACGCCTGTACATATAGTTTTACTGCATCTGCCTCATCTTTTGTACCTAATTCGGCTTTGTTTAGTGCTTCAGCCGCTTCTTGTAATGCTTTGCTGTAATTTTTAACATTTTGTAGAGGCGCCTTAAATACATCTGCATAACTATTTATTGTGTTAATTTTGTTGGCTAGCGCATCAATGTTGCTGCGGAGATCGCGCAGTTTTTCTGTGCCTTTTAGCCCTACTTCAATGTCTACGCTGTAATTGGCCACGGCAGGGCGTAGAAGAGTCTGTAAGTAGTTTACTTGGAACGCATCGTTCCGGTCTGGCCTTGGCGCTTGGCCCGTTCCATTGCTTTTTCCTCCTCTTCGTTACGAATCTCGAAATACGCGGCCCAGGTCGTTAGCTCTTCTTGAGTCAACTGGTTTGTGAGCTGGGAAACCGTCATTCCCAGTTCTGTGGCCAAAAAGTAAATGAAGAACCAGCTGGAATCAGCTTTTGAGGGCGGCTTTCGCTTCCTCCACCTTGGTTTCGGTGCCGGAAGTCAGCATGGCGAGTTGGATGTCTTGGAGGATGTTGGCCTCGACTTCGCGGCGAAGGGCGGCGCGATCGCCATCGGCAAATAGACGTTTGCCGTCTTTGTCGAGAGCTTTCTCCAGCATCAGGCTTAGAGCAAAATCACCGGCGTCGTCGGCGTTGGACTTTTTCTGGATTGACTCGCGCTCGGCAATGGTCAGTGGGTGCCAGTAGATCTCCAGCACGGTTTCGCCTTCAACCTTGACTTCGTGCCTGTATAGCTGGCTGACGCCGAACTTGTTACGGAGCAGTTCAACGGCTCGCATGAGGAAAGAGCTGGTTATTCAATAATACATTAGGGGTTTGCTGTGAATTGGCAAGAGATCAGTCCCACAAAATGGGAACGGTCTTCAATGTCTAAAGGGGTGGGGCCTACGACGTCGAGTACGCGAGGGTCACAGGTGTAGGGATCAGCATACCCTGAAGCATTGACAGAGATGAGGCCGTCAATCACAGCTTCACTGATGGTGTTTAATGTTGCGGTGCCGGCTGTCTTAGGCACGTAAACATTACAAGTTATTACGCCGGCGTAGAAGTCAGAGGCAGCGCCCATGTTTTGTAGGGTGGAACGGTTGAAGTTCACCGACATCGCAATATATTTTGTGGTTTTGCTTGGGACGGTATATGGCATGTTGTCGAACACCAATGTCACTGTGTTATCAACAGCGGCAACCGCATCTCGGACGGCTCTCTCAAATGCGGCGCGAACGTCTACAAGTGCCACGGCTTAAATCCTCTCGTAAGAAACATAGTCACGACCACGCAGGAAGCCCATAAAGCCTGAACCTTTTGTGGTTCCAACAAATATTTGTGGGCCACGACGCTCTTGGAAACTACTTTGAAGCAATGATCGTAATTCGCCCTGAATAAATCTGGCAACTTTTGGATTTTCTAGGGCATAAGCCGCGTACTTTGTGGCGTTACCAATAAACACTTTGTCATTAAACTTAAATGTCGGCACCTTGAAACGAGGTTCAATACGAAAAGCAGCCACATCGCCTTTGTCACGACGTTTTTTAAGGCCACTCCATGGGGCAAAATCTTGTACACGGTCGGTTGGTCTAGTGCGTTGTGTGCTGGCTTTCCAACTAGATGCAAAGAATCCTGTGTAAACAGGACTATGTTCTTTGCTGCCTAATCCTTCAACTGCTAATTGAATAAAAGCATTAAAATCGCTATTTAGTTGTTGCTGAAGATCAGGAACAATGTTGTTAATACCGCGCTTTCGTGCCATCAGAAACGTACCAAAAGGATAAAGAGGTAGGTTTGGCCGCCACTGTAGGTGCGGATGTCTGTTATTTGAGCGGTGCGGGCAGCGCCACTGAAAGTAAGAATAATTTCGTCTTGTAGAGTAGGTTGGTTATTACCTATTAAGTTTGGACTGAGATATATCTTGGCCTGACGCTGTTCACGACCTTCTTCCTCTTCGGATGTAACGTATTCAATGGGTACTGCAATGCCTGCATAAGTAGTATTAGTTGTTGTTACAGCGCCAGTATCTATGTTGTGTGTTGGGTTTAATTTTCGTGTGTATGTAATACTTGTGTTGAGGGCCGCGCCGAGATCGGCGACGACCTCTTGGGCGACAGACTTGAATAACGTGTCGAGTGCTCCAGGCATGTCAACCTCGGAATAAACGGACGGCGTAATTGGCAGCGCCGTTCATGCAATAAGGGCCCAGGTAC